ATTACAGAGCTAGTAGAGCAGATCAAGGCGCTAGATAAAAAATACAAGATCGCTAAGATGGTTATCGACCAAGGTGGCCTAGGAAAAAAGATTGCCGAAGAACTGCGCATCCGCCACCACATCCCGGTGCACCCAGCCGATAAGATGCGGAAGATGGAAAACATTGAGTTCCTAAACGATACCCTCCGCACCGGTAAGTTCAAAGCTAAGAGCGATTCTAAGTTCGCCCAAGACTCCTACCTAGTGGAGATTGACTGGGAGAAGTCTACCCCTGACAAAAAGAAAGTCTCAGACAAATACCACTCAGATATCATCGACGCCGTCCTATACGCCTTTAGGGAGTCCCCCGCCTATAACTACGTTAAGCCTAAAGAGGTTCCTAAGTACGGCTCTAAGGAATGGGCCGACGAACAAGAGGATGAGATGTGGAACCACGCTTTAGACTACCACCAGGAGCAATTGGAGCTTAAAAGGCGCATAGATGGTGAGTTTTAGCTCTAAAAATCTCTAAACAGGGACAAAATCTCATGTGGAGGTAATCTAATGCTCCCATTCCTAAAGCAGAAGCAGGTAGCCGGGCTGATTGTCGCAAAGCGCAAGCCTGACGGTACCCACGAAGAACAACACTCAGAAGACCAAGAAGATCATGGACTTGAAGCATGTGCCACTGATCTTATCCGCGCAATTCATGCCAAAGATTCGACCGCCGCAGCGGCAGCTATGAGAGCAGCTTTTGAACTAATGGAGAGCGAGCCCCATGAAGAGGCAGGAATAGAGCCAACTTTAGAGGGTGCAAATGACTAAATGTTGCAAGCAGTGCTCAACAACTAAGCCGGTGTCAGATTTTGGCATTAGGATCTGGGGGTCTAATGGCATTGGGTATCATCTGAGATGCAAAGACTGCATGAATGCTCGTCGTCGAGAGCTTCATGATAAAGACAAAAACAGAAACGAGCTATTAAAGGCGCGGTTTGGAATAGATTTATCTGAATATAATCAAATGTTTATAGCACAGAATGGGTGCTGCGCTATTTGTGAAAAACCACAATCTGCCGAAAAAAGAAATTTTTCTGTAGATCATGACCATAAAACAGGAATTATCCGGGGACTACTTTGTGAGAATTGTAACCGTGCTTTAGGTCAGTTTAAAGATTCTACAATTATTTTGGATAAAGCTAAAGAATATTTAACTAAAGACAGAATGGATCATAAAATTATTCCATTAACCACTAAAAGTGAACAATTTAGACGAAAGAAGTAACCCATGCCCTTAATCCATAAACCATCTAAAAAAGCCCTACAAAAGAATATCGAGACAGAAATGGCAGCACACCCAGAAAAATCCCGTCAGAAGCAGAATTTAGCAATTGCTTATCAAACACAGCGTAATGCTCGAAAGAAGAAAATGGCAGATGGAGGCCCAGTACCTCAGCCCTCCCCTAAGCCAGTAGGATCTGACGAAGATATCAAGAAGTTTCAAGAAGGCTTCTTTGGTAAGAAAATGGCTCACGGCGGACCAGTCCCAGCAGGACTAGGTAAGGAAAACATCGTCTCTGCTATCATGCGTAAAAACAAGCATGACAAAGGCGCAATGCAGAAGCATGAGGAAATGGGAGCAGGCCCAGAAGAGGACATGGAACCAATGGTGCCAGGACGAAAGCCCGACGAGATGCGCCCATCAGTTGATGAGATCATGTCTGGCCGTATGCAAGGCCGACGTATGGCAGATGGCGGACGAGTTGACACAGAGGAAGTCGCGGAAGAAATGCCTAACGATTTCTATAAGTTAAATCGTGAAGCTGAAGAGCATGACATTTACGACGAAGATCAATTGTCAGCACAACCACATGACTCAAACGAACACGCAGATGAGATCACGGCAGATCTTCATGACATGGTGTCTAAAATCAGAGCAAAGATTAAACATAGACTAGGATAGTCCATGGATTCTATTGATATCAAGGACTTAGAGCAACTGGCAAAGGTATGCCGTAAAGCGGGTATCGACTCGTTTAAGGGATATGGTGTTGAGTTCACTCTCGCCGCCTCTACCCCAGAACCTAAGAAGCCTAGAGGTAAGAGCGTACGGAAGCAACCCGTAGACCTAGGTGACAACGAAATTGAAACAGACGAGCTATCACCAGAAGCTATGATGTTCTGGTCTGCTCCAGAGCCTCAAGAGACCCCTAGCGAATGAAGATTACAGAGGTAAAACCAGCTTCCAAGATTACCATAAAAACTGGTAAGAAGCTTGAAACGTCCAACTACAAGTGGTGGGCCGCCGATAGCAAAGAAGCTCGTGGTCAACAGATGCTGATGACTGCCACCTTCCTAAAAGAAGCGCAGCAGTTCCGTCAACGTCAGGCAATGATCGACGCCAAGCTCTATGGTAACCAGAGCTTGTTCTCATTCGTTGGCTCTACCGGTAACAAAGTCTCTAGCATGGCCTCTAACGTAGTGCCAGCAGATCGCCCAACCTTCAACCTCGTACAATCCGCCGCTGACACTCTCATCAGCAGAATCTCTCAGAATCGCCCCTCACCAGTCTTCTTGACTGACAACTCAGACTACAAAGAACGTAACCTAGCGAAAAAGCTAAATAATTTCATCTTAGGAGAACTCTACCAGACTAAAGCATATGAGAAGATGACCCAACTCCTACGTGACGCTATTGTCTTAGGCACCGGGTGTATGAAGATCTACCGTAACGATGACGACCGCGTAGCATTAGATCGCGTCCTCATGACCGAACTCTTCATTGACACCAACGAAGCTATTTACGGTGAGCCTCGTCAGTTATTCCAAATGAAATTGATTGACCGCTCCGTCCTAAACGCCATCCACCCAGGGCACAAGACCATGGTGGACAAAGCAGCACGCGCTACAGTCGATAACTCAGCAGACAGCAATAAGACTGTATCAGACCTAGTACTAGTCGTAGAAGGCTGGAGACTACCATCTTCGAAAGAAGCTAAAGACGGTCGCCATACGATCGCCTGCTCAGATGGTGTCCTACTTGATGAGCAATACGATAAGCAAACCTTCCCATTTGTGTTCATTCACTACTCCCCAGGTCTACTTGGCTTCTGGGCTCAATCACTCTCCCAACAGCTACTAGGCACTCAAGTTGAGATCAATAGCCTCCTACACACCATTAGCAAAGCCATCAAACTGGTTGGTGTCCCTCGTGTATTCCAAGAAGCAGGCTCTAAAGTTGTACGTTCACATCACAACAACGACATCGGAACAATCATTACATATCAAGGGGTTAAGCCATCCTATGAAGTCGCCCAGTGCGTTCCTCAAGAACTTTACGCACAACTACAACGCCTCATTCAGTACGGCTACCAACAATGTGGTGTTTCAGCAATGGAAGCCTCAGCGCAAAAACCAGCGGGCCTTAACTCTGGTGAAGCTATCCGTTCCTACGACGACATTTCAACTGATCGCTACGCCGCACTATCACGTCGTTGGGACAACGCGTTTATCGATCTTGCTTACCTAATCATTGACACCGCTAAGGAGATCGCAGAAGACACTGGCCACTACTCAACAGTGTACCCTAATAAGAACTCAGCTAAGGAGATCGACCTTCCTAAAGCATCCCTCCTAAAAGATCCGTTCGTCATTCAGTGCTTCAACATGTCTTCCCTTCCTAAAGACCCAGCAGGTCGTATGGCTAAGGTCGCTGAAATGATCCAAGCTGGGATGATATCCATTAAGGAAGGTCGCCGCCTATTAGATTATCCAGATCTAAGCCAGATGGAGACGCTCGCCAACTCATCTGAAGAACGCATCTTCAAGATCTTGGATGAGATCGTGGAAGACGGGCTATATACACAACCAGATCAGTTTATGGACTTAGCGTTAGCTAAAGACCTCACCACGCAATACATCAATCTCTACTTTGCTTCTAAGCTTGAGGAAGATAAGCAAGAGATGTTAATCAACTTTTACCAACAAATTCTAGGGCTTATGCAAGCCGCTATGCCGCCACCTCCACCAATGGCGGCCCCAGGTGGAGCGCCTAACCCAGCTCAGGCGGCACCGATGCCCCTACCTCAGTCCCCACTAGTCCCTAACGCTGTCGCAGCGTAAATAACAAAGGAGTTGTTATGTTTTCTGATGATTTCCAGGTACCGCGCCACCCGAAGCCGTTTGGGTACTACCGAAAAAAACAACAGGCAAAATTACACTATACCGTCACCCCTATTGGTGGGGCCAAAGAGCTTGAGGACTGGAAAGCAGCGCAAGCTCAACGACAAGTAGAGCTAGCCGCTATATCCGCTGCTAAGTTCGAAGAGGCCAAAACTGTAGGCATAGGTTACATCATGAGTAGGCCGATGTCGTCGCTACCGTTGACAGAGATGGAAAAAGCCGAAATTGAATGGCTAAAGAACCGTGACCGCGTAGTACTATTACCGCCAATGCCGCAACCCCAAGCTCCTAAAAAATCCCTATCAACCAAGTTTAAGGACTGGTGGAGCGATCTAATCGCCGCCGCCTTTCCATAACAGCCGCGTGACTGTCTTCAACGCTTAAGTAGCGATAATTATTACCCAAGTAAGGAAAACCCATGAAAATCGAACCAGTCGTACAGCCGCGTGCTGTAGAAGGAAACCTAGCCAATAAAGTAAACCCAGTACAATCCGCACGAGAGAGAGCTATTAACCTCCTCATGAGCGGTCAAAACGCCCAACCGGCGGTACCAAACCAAAATAACGTCTCCCCAGAAGAGATGGGAGCCATTAAAGCCCCAGCCGCTCAAGAGCCAAAAGCTGAAAGTCAGGGACAAAATCTCAGTACTGACGAGTCAACTGAAGCACCAGCGGAAGCAACC